CAAACGACTTTAGCAAATACGCCAACGCCTATGCTATTGAGCAATACTGATTTAGCAAATGATTGTTCAATTGTAGATGGCACGAAAATAACAACTAATCAAACGGGAGTTTTTAACCTTCAATTTTCTGCGCAACTTTATAGAACGGAGGGCGGAACAAACGCACACGTTGACATTTGGTTTGCTTTGAACGGTGTTAATATTGACAACTCAAATACAAGAATAACAATTTCTAATAATTCGCATTATTTAGTGGCTTCGTGGAATTTTGTTTTAGCAATGAACGCAAACGATTACATAGAAATAATGTGGATGCCGTCCGTTAGTACAATACAATTACAAACGGAAGAAGAACAAGCGTTACACCCCGCCACGCCTTCGGTAATTGCAACTTTTAATCGAATCGGATAATGATAGCAATTATAATTCAACTTTTGGAATCGTCCGAACATTACGGGCAATCCGAAAATATAGAAATAGCAAAAGGAAAATACATTTTAGCCACAACAATAAAACAAAGTTGGAAAAAAGCAAAGCGACAAATAATTTATAATAAAAAACGAAATGGCTGAAAAACGAACGATTGAACTTGAAATAAATTCAAACGCAAAAACACTTAAACAACAATTTAAAGAAGCTCAACAAGAAGTACAATTGTTGTCCGAAAAGTTTGGAGCAACGTCTAAGCAAGCTATTGAAGCCGCTAAAAGTGCCGCTTCATTAAAAGACCAAATAGGCGACGCAAAAGCATTAACCGACGCATTTAACCCAGACGCAAAATTCAAAGCGGTAAGCGCTTCTTTAACGGGCGTAGCGGGTGGTTTTTCAGTTGTTACGGGCGCAATGGGAGCGTTTGGAACGCAATCCGAAGAAGTAGAACAAGCGTTGTTAAAAGTTCAATCGGCAATGGCGATGGCTTCAGGCTTACAAGCGATAGGCGAAGCAAAAGATTCGTTTAAACAATTAGGCGGTGTTGTTAAAGATACGTTTACTAATTTATCAAGCGAAAGTTCATTAGCTGGCAAGGCAACAAGTGCATTAGGACCAGTATGGAAAGCGGTCGGATTAAGTGGTAAAACGGCGTTAAACGGAATTAGAGCGGGTATAGCGGCAACGGGAATAGGTTTACTTGTTATAGCGTTGGGGGCGGTCGTTGCTTATTGGGACGACATTAAATCATTAGTTAGTGGGGTAACGGCAGAACAAGACAAGCAATATGAAAGCCAAAAATTATTAACCGCTGAAGCTAAATTACAATATGAAGCTTTTGACGCTTCTGTAAATTCATTAATATTACAAGGGAAAACTGAAAAGGAAATAATCAACCTTAGAAAAGATAAATTATTTTTATTATTACAAGAAAACAAACAGGATATATTAAATGCTGAAGGTCGTTATAAAACCGAAGTTGAAGCGTCTAAACGAAATCAAAAGTTTTTAAGTTATTATTTCCAATCTATTTTAATGGGAATGACAAGCGCTGGCTATGTTTTTACTGGAATAATTGACGGGGTAAGTAATGGAGTAGTTTTTTTAGTTAAAAAATTAGTTTCGTTTTCTCAAGGTTTCCAAGATATAATGGTTGATGCGCTCGTTTTCCCAATCGAAACTGCGTTAAAAGGAGTAAACGAATTACTCAAAGTCGCGGGTTTGTCAACTATTAATGTTAAGGGAATAGTTGGCGACATTAAAGGTTCAATAAAGGAAATAAACAAAGAAACAAGCAACTTTGTCAAAGGATTAGAAGGAACAAATTTATCTGTTGGCTTGTTTGATTTAACCAAAAATTTAGCAGCCGACCCGTTGTCGAAATTAGTATTCGACCCTGAAGAAGTAGCCGCCGAAGGTAAAAAAACAATAGAAGAATTAAAGGGCGTTTATCAACAAAACCAAAGTGAATATGACGGCTTAAGAATTGATTTACAAAAAATTGACAAAGACGCAAATGATAAACAAAATAGTTTAAAGGCGGATAGTTTAAAAACACAAGAAGAATTAATTAAACAACATAACGAAAAATTAACTGAATATTACGATGCAATTGAAGCGGAACGACAAGCTAAAATAACGGACGCACGTGAAAAAGAATTACAAGACGCGGCTAATAAATATGACGAGCTTACTTTATTAGCGGACAAGGCTGGACAAAGCACGAAGGAAATAGACGAAAATTATAGAACTCAATTACACGAAATAAATAAAAAGTTTGACGATTTAGACAAAATAGCAAAAGACGAAAAAACGGCAAAAGATAAGGAGCGACTAGAAAAAGAAAAAACATTTTTAGAATCAATTACGCTAAGTGAAAACGAATTAAAATTAGCAAAACTTGAGGAACAATATTTAGCCGAAACACTTTTATACAAAGATAACGCAGAAATTTTAGCCGCCTTAGATAAAAAATACCAAAAGGACAAAGAAGCGTTAAACAAAGATACAAATGATAAAATTGCAGCCGCCGACAAGGAAGCCGCCGAGAAAAAACAAGCCTTATTAAATTCTCAATTAGGAGCGGTTAAAGACGGATTAAGCGCAATTTCAAACATAGCCGAACTATTTGCGGGTAAAAGTAAAGCAAGCCAAAAACGAGCGTTTAACATTCAAAAGGCAACGAACATAGCGACTGCAACAATAGACACCTTTATGAGTGCGCAAAGTGCTTATAAGTCGCTTATTGGCGTTCCAGTTGTTGGTCCAGTTATAGCACCTTTAGCGGCGGCGGGTGCAATAGCGGCGGGTTTAATAAATATCAAGAAAATCAAAGCTACTCAATTTGAGGGTGGAACACCGCCAACGGATAGTAGCGTTCCAACCGCTCAAACAGGTGGCGAACCACAAGCACCCCAATTTAACGTTGTGGGGAATAACGGAATGAATCAATTAGCGCAGTTACAACAACAACCTGTTCAAGCGTATGTCGTAAGTTCCGAAATGACAAGTGCGCAAGCTCTCGAAAGGAATAGAATAAATAATGCAACAATTTAAGAAAACTTTAATTAAATAGATATGAGAATAGTTGAATTAATTATAGACGAACAAGACGAGCAAAGCGGAATCGACGCAATAAGCGTGGTAATGTCGCCAGCGATAGAATCTAATTTCATTCACTTGTCAAAACACGAAATACTTTTAAAAGAAGTTGATGCAGAAAAACGCATTTTAATGGGTGCGGCTTTAATACCGAACAAACAAATTTATCGTAAGAACGACAAGACAAAAGACGAATATTATATTTATTTTTCTGAAGCTACTATACGAAAAGCAAGTGAGTTGTTTTTAATGAACGCAAACCAAAATAATTCAACGTTAGAACATAGCCAAAAGTTAAAAGGAATGTCGGTTGTTGAAAGTTGGATTGTTGAGGGCGAAAATGACAAATCTAAAAACTACGGGTTTAATTTTCCAAAAGGTACTTGGGTAATTTCGATGAAGGTAAACAACGATGAAATTTGGGACAAGGTAAAATTAGGCGAAGTAAAAGGATTCTCGATTGAGGGTTATTTTGCGGATAGGTACGAAATGAGTATTGACGAAGACGAACTTTTAATTGAAAAAATAAAAGCAATAATTAAAAATGGCGAAGCAAACTAGCGTACAAAACCACTTGAGAAAACCAAAAATTAAGCGTTCTGGAGTTCACTCGAAAACAAGAAATAGCGGTTTAAAATCAAGTAAAAATTACAAGAAAAGTTACGCAAGACAAGGAAGATAACAAAAAACATAAATACGTTTAAAAGCGGTTTTAATGCGATTTAACGAACTTTAATACTTTAACGATAGATTATACCTAAAACTAAAGATAATGAAAAATCCAACAAACATAAAGGTTTCCGACGTAGCAAAAAAAGAAATTGATAGACCGCGTTCAAGTCCAATTGGAGGTAGAAGGGGTTGTTTATGTAAGGACGGAAAGCGCTATTCTCGTAAGTGTTGCGATGGTAGTTTACAAGCTCAAGGAATCGGAAACGTAAACTAATTTTACAACAAAAAATAAACAATTAAATTATATAACTATGAACACACTAAAAACCATTTACGACAAATTAGGCGACAAGACGGAGCTAGCAAAACACGAAGTTGAGTTAGCTAAAATAGACGACTTAATTAAATTTACAAACGAAGCACAAAAAAATTATGCAGACTTTGTAAAAACAAATGCTTCGTTAATAACTTTAGCAAAAACAACAACGCAAAGCGCTGAAAGTTTTAAAACAAATTTGACAAAAATTAGTGATTTAGCCACTGTTTTACAAAAGCAGTTTCAAGAACTTGGTTTAAATTATTTAGAAAACGCGGATGTTAAAAAAGCGGTTGCACTTTTAAATAAGGGTTATGAAGTTTCACAACAAGCTGGATATATCAAACAAATAATATAAATAAAAATCAAATATGAAAACAAGCGTAATTAATCAAATCAAAACTTTACTTGGAATGGACGTAAAGTTAGAACAAAGAAAAATGGCGGACGGAGTTACACTAATCGAAGCGGATGCGTTCGAAATGGACAACGAAGTTTTTGTAATAACGGAAGACGAACAAAAAATACCCGTTCCAATCGGAGAATATGAAATGGAAGACGGATTCATTTTATCAGTAGTTGAAGAAGGTTTAATTGCTGATTACAAAGAAAAAGCAACCGAAGAAGAAGAAGCGCCAGTTGCAGAAGAAGAAGTTGTTGAAGAAGAAGTTGAAGCAAAAAACGAAAACATAGCACCAAAGAAAACAATTGAAAGCGTAGTTAAAGAAACATTCTTTTCCGAAATGGAAACGCTTATAAACGAAAATACGGAGCTAAAAGCTAAATTGGAATTGTTAACCAAAGTTGACGCAGTCGCAAAAGATACGACCGAACTTTCGGACATTAAACCAATTAGTTTTAATCCTGAGAATACAAAAGAAATTGAATTCCACAAAATCGGTTCTAAAAGACCGCGTAACGTAATGGATTCTATATTAGACAAAATTAAATAATATTAACAATTAAAAATTAAAAAGCAATGCCTACACAACCAGTTATTACCACTACTTACGCGGGTCAATTCGCGGGTAAGTACATTAGTGCCGCTTTACTAAGCGCACCAACAATCGAAAATGGCGGAGTTACCGTTATGCCGAACATTAAATTTAAGTCAGTTATTCAACGTTTAGAAACTGCGAGCGTTTTAGAAGATGCGTCTTGTGATTTCCAAACAAACTCAACCGTTGATTTAACCGAGAGAATTTTAGAAGTTAAAGATTTACAAGTTAATATGCAACTTTGTAAGTCACAATTTCACAACACTTGGCAAGGAATTGAGCAAGGTTTTTCGTCTTTTGACGTATTGCCTAAATCTTTTGCTGATTACTTAATTGCACACGTAGCGGCACAGGTTGCTTCAGCAAACGAAGTATCTTTATGGCAAGGTTCAAGTGCAAACGCGGGAGAATTCGACGGATTGTTTTCAACGGCTTTAGTTGACCCAAATTTACCAGCAGCACAATTAATTGCGACTACACCAATTACACCCGCTAACGTTATTGCTGAAATGCAATTAGTTGACGACGCTATTCCTGCAACACTTTACGGAAAAGCAGATTTGAAAATTTATGTTTCTCAAAACGTTGCTAAGGCTTACGTTGCCGCTTTAGGTGGTTTCGGCGCTTTAGGTGTTAACTCACAAGCAAACGCGGGTGTTGGTGCAATGGGTACGCAATGGTATACTAACGGAGCTTTATCGTTCAACGGAACTCCAATTTTTATGGCAAACGGATTGCCTAACGATTCAATGTTGGCAACAACTACATCTAACTTGTATTTCGGCTGCTCGTTGCTTTCGGATACGTCACTCGTGAAGGTTTTGGATATGTCGGATATTGACGGAAGCCAAAATGTTCGTGTTATTATGCGAATGGCTGCGGGAGCAACTTACGGAGTTATCGAAGACATCGTAGTTTACGGATAAACATTTAACGGGGTGGGTAACCGCCCCTTATTATAAACAATACTAAAAACATACAAAAATGGCTTGTGATATCACACTTGGTAGATTGGAGCAATGTAAGGACGTCGTTGGCGGTTTACAAGCAATCTACATTTTAAACTACGGACTTTATGACGCGGTTGCTGACGTTACTTATGTTGGTACAACTGACGAAATTTCGGCAATTGCTTTACCTGCGCTTACACCGATTTACAAATTTGAACTAAAGGGAACAAACTCTTTTGAAACTACAATTACAAGTTCTCGTGAAAACGGAACTACATTCTTTGAGCAAGTTTTGGCTATTATGCTAAAAAAACAAGACGTTGCTACACACAAGCAAGTTAAGTTACTTACTTACGGAAGACCAAATATTATTGTTAGAACAAACGCAAATCAATTCTTTATTGCAGGATTAGCAAGGGGAATGGACGTAACGGCTGGAACTATCGGAAATGGTACGGCTTTAGGCGATATGAATGGCTACGGATTGACTTTCACGGGTCAAGAAGCTGTTCCCGCCAATTTCCTTGATTGTATTGACGAAGCAACTTTGTCAGCACTATTAAACAATGCGGTAATTACGGTATAAAAGACGTTTTATTGGTTAAAACTAAAAGGGGGTTGCATTCGTGTAACCCTTTTTTTATGAAACAAAAACACGAAAATCTAATTATATCTATATGATAGTTTTAACAACGCAAAACGTATTAAGCCAAACTTTTAATTGCACACCCAGAACGGGAATAATAACGGACTTGTTAATTACAGACGAAAGCGAAAACGTAACTACAAACGTTCCTATTATTTCACAAGGCGCATCAAGTTACTTTTATCAAATCGAAGCAATTTTTAACCTTACGGAAAATCGTTTTTATATGATTGAATTACAAGACACGAACGGAAATAGATTACTATTAGAAAAAGCATTTTGTACGAATCAACCTTTAGCGACATTCTCGGTAAATAACGGGCAATATGTTTCGAATACCACAACCAACGAATTTATAATTTATGAATAATTACCACGTCTTAAATTTATCGAGTTACACGACACCAATCGTCGAAGAAACTAACCGAGAAAATTGGGTTGATTTCTTAACGGAAAACGGCGAACAATACTTTGATTTCTTAATTGACCGATATACCAATTCAACGACAAATAACGCCATAATAAACAATATTTGTAGATTAGTTTACGGACGCGGTTTGGGTGCGTTAGACGCTTCTAAAAAGGTAAACGAGTACGCTCAAATGATGACTTTGTTTTCACGCGAAGACGTACGAAAAATGATTATTGATAGAAAAATGTTAGGGCAATTTGCCGTTCAAATTCACTACTCAAAAGATAGAACAAAAATCTTAAAAGCATACCATATTCCAGTTAATCTATTACGAGCTGAAAAGTGCAATAAAGAAGGCGAAATAGCGGGTTACTATTATTCGGACAATTGGAACGATACAAGACAATTTCCGCCAATAAGATATTCAGCGTTTGGGTTTTCAAACGATAATGTTGAGATTCTTTATTCTAAGCCTTATTCGGTTGGAATGAAATATTATTCTTTTCCCGACTATCAAGGGGCGGTTGCGTATGCGTATCTTGAAGAATCTATTGCCGACTACCTTACCAACGAAGTTTTAAACGGATTTTCGGGTACTAAAGTGGTAAACTTTAACAACGGAGTACCAAGCGAAGAACAACAATCTATTATTAGCCAAAAGGTACTAAATAAATTAACGGGTTCACGAGGTCAAAAAGTAATTGTTGCATTTAATGACAACGCAGAAAGCAAAACAACGATTGACGATATTCCACTAAACGACGCACCAGAACACTATACATATTTAAGCGAAGAATGTTTACGTAAAATAATGTTAGGGCATAACGTTACAAGTCCGTTATTATTCGGAGTTGCTTCTTCAAACGGGTTTGGTTCGAATGCAGACGAATTAAAAAATAGTGCGGTTCTATTTGACAATATGGTTATACGTCCTTTTCAAGAAGAACTAATAGACGCGTTCGATACGATTTTACATT